ATTTCCCGCTGGAGGGTGTCAAATTCCGACTGTTCCTCCGGGGTCATTTCCCGCTTGGCGGTCTTTGCGGCGTTGACCAGGGCTTGCTGGCGCTGGAGGGCCGCTGTGCGTTTTGCTTTCTTGTCCATAGCTGTTATCCTCCTATGACATTTTGGTTTATCAGAAGTTGGCTTTCATAGACGCTGATTGGGATTGCTCCCTGCCCAGCCTCGCGGCCCACGCCGACTGTCGGGTCCGCTGGCACCGAGACGATGGAAATCTCAAAGGGCCACCACTTCCTTGCGACTTCGCACGGTCCGGTGAAACGGCCATCGGCGCTTGTCTTGCCAGCCATTACTTCTTCCAGGGAATCAATGCGGTACCCGACCGAGACGCCTTTCAGTGTCCCGCTCTTGACCTTCTGGTAGATGATCTCGGATTGCTCATCGGTGTCAAATTCCACCTCTGCCATCCCTCTGCCGTTTTCCAGCCATGCCCGGTTGATCTTGCCGATCACGCAGTCACGGTTATGGTTGAACAGAAGGCATCCGATCTCATTGATTCGCTGAAGGTCTACCGCTCCGGGGGAATGGTCCAGAATTTCCAGACCGAACCACCGTTCGTATGGTTCCTCCGAGCTGAAGGAAAGGGTAAACTTCCTTTCGTTCCCCTCTCCTTCCATGCGTTGGAGGGTAGGTGCGCCAAGGGTGCGCTGGTTATCCGTTCCCGGCGTTATCGCTCTCGCCAGCTCCGGCATCTGTGTCTGGATCGCTTCCAGAAACTCCACCGTTTTCCCCATCGCCGTCCTGTTGTGGGTCACCAGCACCATTTCCGGGTTGCTGGGGTCCCGTCTGATCTCCCACAGAGGCTTCATCCTCGTAGAGACCGTCTGATTTCTTTTGTCCAAGGATCACACCTCCAAGGTCTACTCCGTGTTTTTCTCTGGCGTATTTCAAAACCTCGCAGATGTCATCCACCTGCTTCCGCCAGTCCATGCCGTTTTCGGCGGCTACCTGTTTGATGGTTTTCTGCCCGGATTGCAGCGCAGTCTTTGTTGCGGTTGCCTCTTTTGCGGGGTCGATCCAGTCCTTTGGCGGCTTGACGAAGGAATGAGCGAGGTATTCTTCTTTCCTGTCCCAGAAATTCGGAATGGTGACCGCTCCGGCGAGAACCGCCGAAATGATGAACGTCTCGTAGATTTCATCCACAACGTCCGCCAGCAGCTCATCTTCCTCGGCGTAGGTCATGCTGTCCTCTATCAGCCCCTGTCTGGCGCTGGAATAGGTGGCCTCGCTCATGTCCCGGCTCGTGGCCTCGTAGCTGATACCCTGTCCAGCTCCGATCATGCGCTGCTGGAGCTTGATGTAGCTGGCGGCATCGGTGGCCTGTCCCTGGGGATTGACCACCTGGATTTCATCGCCTACGTTCATCTCTTTGATCATGCCGGGGGCGATGGTCTTGCCATCATAGGTCTGGCGGGGTCCGGTCGCTCCAGCTCCGTTCCGACCGATTCCAGAAGTCGGGATGGCTCTCTTGATGAACACCGAGAGGCAAGCCTCGATCCGCTGCTTCACGCTGACGGCCACCATGAATTCGTTCGCGTCCCGGATGCGGGTGATGGTCTGGCTCATGTCGCTCATTTCCCGGAGCTGGGATGGTCTGCGCTTGGAAAAGTAGAAAATTACGTCAGATGCTTTGATGTACACGGGGTCCGTGATGCTCAGTCCATCTACGCTGTACTGCCTGATCCAATAGCCGACTGGGGTGTTGAATTTGTCGTATTCGATGCCTCCAATTACCCGGTTGTTCACGTGCTTCGGAATCATCTGGGAGCCGTCCAGCTCATCCACCTCGAAAAGCTGCAACTTGAACGGCAGCACTCCGCCTTTGGTGTACCGCTTGACGAAAAGAATACCGCCGTCCACCTTTTTCCGGCGCACCGCCATGCGGAGCATCTGGTTCAGGCTTTGGGTTCCGGTCACATCGCAGTTCAACTTTTTACACCAGATTTTCCACAGCTTTTCGATTTCCGTGTTCAGAGTGTCGTTTGGCGTTTCCGCCTGGAGGATCAGCCCTTTGCCGACCACGTTCCGAATGAAGGGGCCGACCACTGAATTCATGAGGTCGCTGTTGCGCTCCAGATCCCTTGCTCTGGCACGGACGGTATCCCGGCTGTATCGGTCGGTGTACTCCGCGCTCTGGTTGAAAACGTGCCAGTTTGCATTGGAGCGTCCGTAGCCTCCGGCATCGTAATGGCGGGATTCCTCCAGGACCTGTCTCCATGCCGCCCGTTCCGCTCCGGCTCTGGGGCTGATCCAGACGATCAAGTTGTCTAACCAGCTCATCCCGTCACCGCCCTTCAAAAACTGCCACATAGGTGCTATCCATCAGGTGGGATTCCTCCCCGGTGGCGAGCTGGGCCTCCAGGTCATCCCGCATGGATTTCAGCAGGGCCAGGTCTGCCCTGGTAACGCTCCGGGAACCGAGCTTGTACGATTGTCCGCCTCTGAGGACGGCATGGATGGCGAGATTTACGTCTGCCAGCCGCTCTGCTACCGAGTAGCTTGTATCTGCCACTTTGCTCCCTCCTTACTGAAGCCAGGATTCGTTCTGCCCGATCCAGTTTTCCTCCGACTGGAGGAATTGGTCCGCTTCGTCTTTGACTTCCGTCCTGGGCTGGACGGGGATTTCATCTTGGTGGAGCTGCCGAGCGCCGAGTATATCGGCAGCGCATATGGCGTACACCTCGCAATCCAGGTAGTGGTTGTCCCTGTGTGCGGTTTTCAATACCCACTTTTGGGTAATGCGTCCGCCCTGGGTCTTTTCGTTGACCTTATGTTCAGCCGTCACCTGTTCGGCGTATTCCCGGTCGCACCCAGCGTAAACCATCCAGCTTCCGATCTCATCGTTTTCTTTGCGCATTCGTCCGGCGATCATGTCTTTGTACTTCCCGGTGTCGATGATGACCAGCGCCATCCCGTAGGCTTTGCTGTCTGTCTTGTTCACCTTGGACAGCCGGAAGTGGGCATCCATGGGGTGAGAGCTACCCTTGCTTGGGAGCGCCCAATCCGAATTGGAGGCGCAGAAATCGTAGACCAGGTCTGTGTTATCGCCGCTGTCGATAAGGGCCAGGGCCACCACGAGCGGGTCCCCGTCTCCATCGCGGACGTATTGCAGATTCATGATCCGCTCGATCTCCGAGAAGTTTGTGGCTTGCCCGTGGGCGATGTTCTGGCTGGTGAAGTAGTTACCCCAGGCTCTGATCGTCCAATAAACGCTCTGCTCCTGAACGTCCACGCCAGCGGTCAGGAGCTTTGCCCAGCTCGGCACCGTGAATTCCTGAAGCTGCGTCTGGCGCTCCAGGACCAGATCGGCGTTGGTCTTGAGCTTCGTATCCTCCCAAGGCTCCGCCCACCAGGAGTTGGTGAAGTTCTGGAAGGAATCGGGATCGTCTTTGCTCATGAGGAATTCCTTTGCCATTTCGGAAAAACGCACAAACGGGGAGTAGAGCGTGTTAATCCAATAGGCTACCTTTCGGATGAATTGGGTCCGCTGCTCCACGATCCTCCATTCCCCGTCCCGGAGCATTTGCGGCTTGTGGCGGTCGGTGATGATGCCGTTGCATTCCTGGCAGCGGTAGACCGTGAATTCTGCCCGGTCTGCATAGCTCATGCCGTCCTTGTTTGGAAAGTCGACCTGCTTCCAGACCAGTTCGATGTACTTCCCGCAGTGTGGGCATGGCACAAAGTAGTGCTTGACAGCATCGGCTTCCTCCATGGCTTTCCAGATGTGTCCCGTCTTGAGGGTCGGGGTGGAAGTCAGGAAGATTTTTTTCCGGTTCCGGTAGGTCTTGGTCCGCTCCCTGGCGAGGCTGATCGGGTCCGATTCCTTCTTCGAGGCTCCGGGGTACTTGTCCACCTCATCCAAGAACAGATTGCAGATGGCGAAGGAGGACAAGTTCGCGGGGCTGTTGGAGCCTTGGATGGCGATGCTCATTCCATCAAAGAACAGCTCCGACTTGCTGGATTCGTTTGGTCTGTACCTGTCCCGGAGCGGCTTTGCGGCGTAAATCATCGGGCGGATGCGGTTGGTCACAACGCGCTCTCCGAGTTCATCCGAAGGGTAAACCGCCATCGTGGGGGCCGGGTCCTGACAGGCAATGTATCCCATCATGTTGAGGAGGCATTCCGTGCCGCCGACCTGTGTGGGCTTGACAAAGACGATTTCTTCGATGTCCGGGTCGTTAAGGCAGTCCATGATCTCCACGAGGTACGGGGTCTTGTTGTTGCGCCAGGGGCCTGGGGTCGCGGACCGTCCGTCAAGGATGCGGTATTTCTCTGCCCATTCCGAGACGGTTATGTTCTCTGGGGGGCGGAGGGATTCGAGAGCCTTTTTGATGTACTCTGGTACCTGGTATTTTCGGAATCGCCGTCTCTTAGCTTTCGGCATTCACGGTCTTTCCTTTCGGAAGTTCCGTTACTGCCGCCAGGGTGAAGGAGGCGAGTTGGTTCTCCACCTCCATCTTGATCTGCTTCTCCATCTGCCGTGCCTGGAGCGGGTCCAGCTCCGTGAAGTCACTAACGGAGTCCGCCAGCCGGGACGGGATGCTCAGGGCGAACTTCTTAAACTGGAGGAAGAAGCGCTGGTACTCCATCATGACTTCCTCAACGGCGATGTATTTCCCTGCGGCGATGTCGGTTTTCAAGCGGTGCAGTTCGCCTTGGCTCTCTTTGAGGGCGATCTCCGCTTTCATTTTCTGTTCCTTCAGCTCCATCTCCTTCTCGGAGCGGTTCTTGCCGTAGGCTTTGTCCGAGAGGTACTGGACGTATTTTTGGATGGTGGGAACCAGGTCGTACCGCCGTCCATCCGCCGTTTCGGTGGTGGGCAGGACACCTTCCTGCGTCAGCTGCTGGATGCGCCTGACCGTCACTCCGAAGAGCTGGGCGATGATCTCCACCCGGTACATCCCACCTCCTGCCATGCTCTTTGCGTCAGCCATTTCCGTTCACCTCCATTTTGTACGGGGCTGCAAAGGTTTCTTTGTTAATTGGTTGAATCTCTCCGAGCGTGTCGATGGTGTGCCGGACAAGGTCCCGGCTCACTGTTACACAGGTCTGCTCGAAGTGTGGAATCAGATTTTCGTTCATGTTGGCACTGGATTCTATCAGCACATCGAATCGGTCCCCTTCAATGGCGATCACCTTTGAGTGGTTCGGGAAAACCACCAGCCTCCCGCCGCAGCTGGGCAGAAGCTCTTTGATTCTCCGGTACGTCTCCGGGTGCCTGTCCCGGACGTTGTCTCCGAGGTAGAAGTCCATCCGCTGGAAGCGTCCCCGCTCCCAAGCCTGGAACATCTCGCATACGGCTCCCTCAAAGATGGCATAGGTGGAGACCGCTATGTACCTGGCGGTCTGAAGCTGGAGCATGATTCGGAGCCAGGTCAGGCTGTCGACCATGCCGATGGTCATGCAGTGGTAGCAGTCCCCTTCTTTGAAGTCCCAGCCCTTCACTGCATCCGCCAGGACAATCGGGTCTTTAGCTTTCTTCCAGAAATGCCTTGCTCCCTCATGGAGGGCGATTCGGACCGCCTGGGGTGGCGGGGCTTCCGGTTGCTTGTCCAGCTCCGCAGCGTCCATCCCCAGGGCGGCGGCGAGGTTCAGGCCACCGAGGATTTCTTGTTCCATGCCGCTCACTTCCTTTGGATTCTATACGGAGGCGCACCGCAGTTGTTTCGGTTGAAGGGCTGGATTCCGGCCAGGAAGTCGATGCAATCCTCGACCAGCCTCCTGTCCACCGTGACCACGGCGTTTTCGCTCCTGGGGTTCGTGTTCATGTTTGCGCTGGATTCGATGAGGGCGTTGAAGCGCTCTCCCTGGATGGCCACCAGCTTTGAGTGGTTCCGAATGATGCAGAGCCTCCCTCCGCACTGGGAGATCAGCTCCCTGGCCACCTTGTATGCGTCCGGGTAGCTCCGCTCGAAAATCTCACCGAGGAAAAGGTCAATCCTACCAATCAGGCCACGGCGCTGCCATTCCTGAAGGTCCAAGATATCCTCCCCGGAAATTACCCAGCTGCTGACCGCGATGTATGGGGCGTATTGCTGTCGGAGGATGAATTTCACGAAGGTCATAAAATCCACGTCTCCAAAGGTGAAGCAATGGTAGCTGTCTCCCTCTCTGAAGCTCCACCTATGGATGGCATCCTCCAGGGACTTTTCGCTCTGGGCTTTTCGCTCCATGGGGCGCTTGCTCATCCGGTGGGATACCTTGATGTCTCTGGTCTTGCCCTTCACAAATTTGGGCCTCTCAGGTTTTGGCGGCTCCGGCTGGATGCCGAGCGCAGCGCCCAGGTCGAAGCCGTCCAAGCGGATTTCACTCATTGAGCAACACCGCCTCTTTCCCGGTAAATTCCTCCCAGCGCTTCACGATCACATCCACGTTCCTGGGGTCAGACTCCATCAGGTAGGCAGTCCTGCCCAGTTGCTCTGCTGCCATGAGTGTGGTGCCGGAGCCTCCGAAGAAATCACCGACCATCCAGCCTGGTTTGCTGGAATTGTTCATCAGCCGTCCCACCAGGGGAATTGGCTTCATGGTCGGATGCAGGGCGTTGCGGCTGGGCTTGTTCTCAAAATGAACGGTGGTCTGGTCCCGGTAGTCCCGGAAGATTTTCTCAACCAGGGCCAGAAGCTCTTGCTTCTTCATGTCCTTCAGATTGAGTTCGTCCTCCAGGAACACCGTGTCCTGCGTCCGGTCATTGATGAAGTAATGGGCGGCTCCCTCTTTCCAGCCGTACAGGATCGGCTCGTGCCGCCACTGGTAATCCTGCCGACCAAGGACGAAGGAGTTCTTTTCCCAGATCAGGCATTGCGCCATCTTCAGTCCGGCATCATCGTAGGCTTGCCTGAATTGGAGTCCGGTGCTTTCGGCGTGGAACACGTAGATGGCGGCTCCGGGCCGCATCGCCTCATTGCAGTTGCGGAATGCCGCCAGCAGGAAACTGTAAAAACTCGCAGCGTCCATGCGGTCGTTCTGGATGGTGCTGTTGGTCCGGGTCCCTTCCTGACCGAGGTATTCCTCCAGGAATTCCGTCTTTGCGCCGTAGTCCACGTTGTACGGCGGGTCCGTGATCACCAGGTCCAGCTTCTCCCCGTCCATCAGCTGTTGGACATCGTCCGGGTCGGTGGAATCGCCGCACATCAGGCGGTGTCTGCCCAGCTTCCAAATGCTCCCCGGTTGGGAGATAGGTGTCTCTATTTCCTGGGCTTCCCTGTCGGGGTCGAAGTCATCATCATTGGCCTCCGGTGGAATGTCCAGCTGCTGGATCAGGTCCTCCAGGTCCGTCCGCTGGAATCCGGTAACCGAAAAGTCATAGCCCTCCAGGTCAAGCTCGACCAGTAAATCCTTCAGGATTGCGTTGTCCCACTTGCCTGTAATCTTGTTTAGGGCAATGTTCAGGGCCTTTTCTTTGGCCTTATCCTGAATGTCCAGGACGATTACATCGGCTTCGGTGTACCCCAAATCCATCATAACGGTGCGCCTCTGGTGGCCCTTTATGATGGTTCCATCTGAGTTGATCACGATGGGATCGGCGTATCCGAACTCATTCAGGCTGTTCCTGATCTGGATGTATTCCGGGTCATCAGGGGTTAATTTCTTTCGAGGATTGTACTCTGCAGGGTGCAAATCGGCGAGATTTCTTCTTTCAAATTGCAAAATTACCCCTCCCATCGGCTTCTGTCAGGTGTCTTGCGTAACGAAACGCTAAAAAAATTTCCAATTTCATGGAGAAAAATATCGGGCCTTCCATCGCCCCGCATGGGGAGGCGGGGGCGGTAGTACCTACGGCCTCTCCGGGTGGCTGGGCGTGGCCTGTGGCGGCGGTTCCCGTGTTAGGTGGAGGCCGTCCACCTTTTCATGCTGACCGTATTGGCAGAGGCAGGAGCGAGATCGTCTCGCTGTGTTCTTCGTGGCTCCCTGCTTCTATCCTTTGGGATCGTTGGTCCAAGCATAACACATCCGATAGTCCCAAAGAGTCCCATCTTTCTGCTGGCGCACACTCACAGCTGCTTAGAGCCTTGCCCATGGGCATGGCCTCGCTCATGGTGGCCTGGCCTCATGTCCTGTGCTATGTGGTGTGGTGCGTGACGGTGTATGCTGCTCTGCCCTGCTGTGTGGTGGTGTACCCACCTGTGGCTCTGCTGCTGTTGGCCTCTGCCTGGGGCTTTGTACATGGGGGGGGTGTTCTGGAGGCTTGTCCTACGAAGCCTGCAGGAGGGGGCGCTTTCCTGGCCTTGCATGGGTGCGCCCTATGGGGGGCTTATTTTGAGGGGCTTGCTTTTAAGCCATCTGAAAAGAGCCTTGCAAAAAGTGGGGCTTTACCAGCCCTCTAAGGAAGGCGATCCAACTCTCTCGTTTACAAGGCTTCGCCTTATGAACAAAAAGCGCCTATTTCCTACGGGAAATTTGGGCGTTGAAAAATCGGCTCATATGGGGGCATGAAAAATCGGGGGGCTGATTCTGTGAATCAACCTCCCGGTGTCTATTTTGAAAGCCCTATGATGGAGCGGACCTTGCTGCTCTCCAGCAGCGTGTCCATCCCCTTGTTGTAATGCCGGAAGCACGAGGACCTGGAAAGGTAGGCGGTGTCGCAGATTTTCTGCCAGGTCTTGCAGTCGATGTGCCGCAGCTCCATGACTGCCCGCTCTGTGGAATCGGCGGGGAGGCAGTCCAGTATGTCCATGATTCCGAGAACGCTCCGCTCCGCTTCCTCTGCCTGTCTCTGTATCCGGGCTTCGATTTCCGAGGGGCTTTCGTTCTCCGCGCTCTCCGACTGGATGGTCCGCTGCAGCGAGTGAAGCCGGCCCTGAAGGAGCGCCTTTTTCTGTTTTGCTCTGAAATACCGTGTGAGGTATTTTTTCAAAATCCGGCGCTCATCCGCCCTGGCTGTGATCTCCGTGCTT